ATGAAAACGTTGATCGTAACGTCACTTCTGGCCCTTTCGGCCAGCACCGCAATGGCCGCGGATGCCGTCTACGAAACGCCAGCACCTCCGGTCGCGCAGGAAACCCTGCCGGTCTTCACATGGTCTGGCCCCTATCTTGGTATTCAAGGCGGCGCGGGCTGGGCAAATGGCGATTTTTCGGCTGGCGGTCCCGTCGCTTCGGATAATTTCGATGGCGGCATTCTGGGTGCCTTTGCCGGTTACAATTACCAGTTCGATAATAATTTCGTCGTCGGCATCGAAGGTGATGTCGATTATAACTGGAATGACAATGACTATGCCGGCGTGCAGATCGGCACCGACTGGCAGGGCTCCGTCCGCGGCCGCGTCGGTTATGCCTTCGACCGCGCCCTGCTCTACGGCACGGCCGGCTGGACAGCCACACGTGGTTTCATCGAAACCCCCGGCGCCGGCAAGGACAGCACCACGTTCAACGGTTTCACCGTTGGCGCGGGTCTCGACTACGCCTTCACCGACAATGTGTTCGGCCGACTGGAATATCGCTACAACGATTATGGCGACAAGGACATTTTCGGCGTCAATACCGATTTCGACCAGCACACCGTCAAGGTGGGTCTCGGCGTGAAATTCTGATCCTGCCCAACCAGCTTCAGCATGAAAAAGCCCGGCCCTTCGCCGGGCTTTTTCTTGGCCAAAAGAACAATGCCCGCCTCAACCTGCCGACTTTAGCGATGCCAAAAACATGAACCCCTCAACAACGAAACATTCACAAACCGTTCAGCAGACCCGTGCCATCATGCGGGCATAATGAGCCTCTATCTCCCAAGGCAGGCTTATGGAGTAGCCCCCGATGAAAAAGATCATTCTTTCCACCCTTGCCGCGCTGGTCGCCACCGGCAGCGTCTTCGCATCCTACGGCACCGCTGCCGCGCAGGATTATCCCTATCGTCCGCGCTACGACCGTGGTTATGACCGTGGCGGCCCGCCCCCGCCGCCCTACCGCGAACATCGCCGCCACAATGACGGCGCAGCAATCGCCGGCGGACTTGCCGCAGGCGTCATCGGCGGCCTGATCGGCGGCGCCATCGCCAACGGCAACAACAACGCCCCCCGCTACTACGAACCTCCGCCGCCGCCCCGCCCGCGCTGCTGGTTCGAAGACCGCCGCGTTCCCAATTCCTATGACGGCGGCTGGCACACCGAAAGCATGCGGGTCTGCAACTGACCGCATAGCCAAAAATTCACAACGGATGATCCGATCAGTCTGAATGGCTGGTCGGATTTTTTGTTGTATGGAGCCAAAAGTGCCGAAGATGGCGATGATCAACGAAATATCGATTCGCCCGTGCGGAATATCGCCAGTTCATTGAAAATATGAAAGAAAATGGTGGGCCTGGAGAGAAACCCCAGCTGGCCTTAAAAATCCCGGAAATCCGGGCTTTTTGCCTTCCTCTGGTGTAGCAACGGTGTAGCATTCCACGGGAACAAGAGCAAGACTAGCTCCACCTTGAGAAATCAATCGGCGGCAAATCGATCAGCGGAAGCACAAATGCGCTGAGTTCGGTAAACCGCTCCCCAGCCTTACCAGTCTCGTCCGCCACGACCTGCTGGGCACGTTCGCGCAAGAGCTGCTTGCGCTCTTCCATCAGGCGGGCGCGGCTGGCCTCCGCACGGCGCACCATGTCGCCGTTGAAGCGCTTGACCTCGCTCTCTTGTGCTTTGGCCTTCGACAGCGCCCGGCGCTCGCCCACAGCGATGAGCGCCTGTTCGCGGGTCTTGCCGTGGGCGACGAGGCGCTCTAGCTCCTGCTCCTCAGCCGGAAGAGCCTCGATCTGATCGAAGCGGCGGCGGTCGGCGTAGGCGTCAAGAAAACGCCCTATCATCTTGCCGCTGGTAAAGAAGCTCACTTTCGGCATATCCGGCGGGGATGAATGACGCATCCAGCCAAACTGTGTGGCTATGATCTGCGCCCAGTGACAGACGATGAAATTCAGAAAATCATGCCGGGCTTGAATGTTCTCGCGGAGCCGAGACTTCAGCACAGAACGGACGATGTGCATGTCGCGCTCGGTCCATGTCGGGCATGGTACGCCGGGATAGGTCTCGGCCCACGCGTTGACGTAGGTCCGGTGGTAGGCACCGATGCTGTCCTGCTCCTTGGCCTTGGCGGCGCGCTGCTGACGTGCATCCAAGCATCGGCGTTCAGTCTCAGCGGCGCGAGCCTTCATTTCCTCACGCAATTCCGTGGATATGCGGGAGGGGGGCGGCGCAACTGGGGGAGGGTTTTCCTTCTCCGGGGAAGAGGTTTTCTCTTGAGAAGAAAGAACCCGCTCCGGGGAGCGAAGCGATCCGGTTCCCGAAGGGGGTATATTATTTGAAATTTTATTAATTCCTACAGGATTGCCAATTTGGCAAATCGGCTCCGCCCGCTCAACGGACTTCCTATGCGCCTCCAGAGCGTCCGCAATCGACGGTACGCCCGGTGCTGGCGACCAATCGAGGTTGAGCGCAAAATCTGTAAATCGCATTTCCAAAACGCTTGTAGAAAGAAGCCCCCGTTCGCGTAGTGTCTTCTTCACGCGTTCGAATGTCCGACCAGTCAATCCGATTGATTGGCGAGTGCCCGCACCTTTTACGATTTGGTCGGTTGTGGCTCGTAGCCAGCTTCGACCGCGACCCAGACTATGCTCAATGATGTACGAGACGACCTTGAACTCTGTGGCATCAAGGTAGGGGAACCAACTCATTATCGCGTGGTGCGCAATGGTGCCGTCGTTGATCTGCATGGGGGTGCTCCTTCTGGACCGCACCATATCGTCTACAGGCTGCGCCGCAAAGCGGAAAATGATCTACTATAGAACTTAGTTCCTCCTGAGAGCTGAATTGACGAACACTTGCACATATTGTCATGTCATAATGCGCAATTATGAGTATTTTATTCCAACAATTCGAAAATTCCCCTTGTGGGCGTGCAGGCGTCACGCTATGTTTACGCCAGCCTTAAAACGACCACGAAAGCCACAGCCATGCGCACAATGCTTGCACTGAAAACCGCTGAAAACACGCGCTCCCTGTCATTCCGAGCTACGGATGAACTGCGCCGCCGCGTTGCCTCCCATGTCCGTAAGGGCGTCCCCGGAAGCGTTGGCTACTTCGCAACTGGAGCGGATTTCATGCACGCCGCAGTGCTCGAAAAAATCGAACGCATGGACGCCTCGCAGACATCTTGATTTGTCGGCTGCCGCTCCTTCTGCCGACATAAATACCGCCCGTTCTGGTCTTCACGGGCGGCATCATCCATAGCCCACGCGCTCTCCTTCCATGGCGTTTGGGCCATAAGGCCGTCCCTTTCGGCCTTCGCCCGACATCACAGCTTTTGATTTTGTGGAGGTCAAAAGTCAGATGTCGGGCTTTCTTTGTCGTCAGTTGCATTCGATTACGATTTGACTAACACTTTGATATATAACATTTATTTTCCTTCGTAAGTTGACCGCGCCACATATGTAGCTGTAAAATCCAGACAACTTTTAAGGGTTGTCGTGATGTTCGGACTTTTCGGAAAACGAGATTTGCAACGCGTTGCAACGACTGCCACGCCAACGGCAGAACAGCGAAGCCTCGCTGAACCGTCAGCCTTCGACTTCGCTATATTCGGGGCAATCCCCTCCTCAGCTGGTGTCACAGTATCTCCGGCTAGCGCAATGAGCGTTCCCGCCATCTCCGCAGGTGTCCGGGCTATCGCGGAAGCAGTTTCCATCCTCCCGCTCCATGCGTTTCGCCGCGAAGAAAACGGCTCACGCGAACGGGACAGCAACCACCCCGTATTCCGATTGCTAAACGGCGATGCCAACCCTTGGACAAGAGGCCCGCAGCTTCGCGAATTACTGACGGCGGACGCAATTCTGCACGGCAACGGCTATGCCCAGATCGTCCGCGACAACTCCGGCCAGCCCCGCGAACTTCACCGTCTTTTGCCGACTGCCGTATCGGTCGAGATTGATAGCACGACGGGCGAACCTCGCTATCGCGTCACTCTGCCTAACGGCGCTCGGCGCGTGGCCTTTTCCGACATGCTGCATATTCGCGCCCCCTCGTCCCTCTCGGCGGACGGCACTACAGGCCGCAGTCCGATCATGACGGCTAAGGATGCGGTCGGTCTTCTCATCACGTTGCAGCAGCACGCTTGCCGATTGTTCGCAAACGGCGGCAGGCCGTCCGGCATACTAAGCTTTCCCCAGAAGCTGGGAGCCGAAGTTGCGGCCCGCATCAAGGCATCTTGGCAGGCTGCAACAGGTGGCGGAAACAGCGGCGGCACTGCCGTTCTAGAAGAAGGCGGTAATTTCACGCCGTTGGCATTCTCCAGCGTTGATGCCCAGTTCCTTGAAATCTGGGCACTGGCAATCACCGAAGTTGCCCGCGTTCTCCGCGTCCCGCCCGTTCTTCTTATGGACTACAGTCGCCAGACATGGGCTAACGCCGAAACAGGTGGTCAGCAGTTTCTGACGTACTCGCTTGCGCCATGGCTTGCCCGCTGGGAAGCCGAAGCAACCCTGAAGCTTATCACCCCCGCAGACCGGGAAGAGGTCTTTGTTGAACATCTGACCGACGCGCTTCTCCGTGCTGACTTCGCCACCCGCGCGACCGCCTACGGACAGTACCGCAGCATGGGCGCAATGACCGCCAACGAAGTTCGCGCTGGCCTCAATCTCGCACCCCGCCCGGACGGTGACGCGCTTCAGAACCCTTACACGACCACCACGGCTACCCCTTCCAATGAAAACAAGAAGAAGAAGGAGGATGCGGCATGACTGAACGCACACCCGTCAAGCAGTTCTTCGGTGATGCTGAATACGAGTTTCATCTTCCCCCGGACCTCGTGCTGGAGCTGGAACGCAAAACCGGCTCCGGGGTCGGTCTGATTTTCCGGCGCTTCCTGACTTCGGAGTTCGGCTTCACCGACCTAACCGAAGTTCTCCGCCTTGGCCTTGTCGGCGCAGGAATGAAGCCTGCGGAGGCGGCAGCACTCGTCACCACCTACGCCGCCCGGATGGCTGTCACCGATCTTTACCTCATTGCCCTGCCGATCATGGACGCCCTCATGACCGGCAACACCGTGCAACCCGTTGCAAAATCCCGCCGCACAAGGAACCGCAAATGACTACGAACCGCGACCAAATCGACTTCGAAGTGCGCTTCAGCGACGTTGGCGACGGCGGGGAGATTGAGGGCGTTGCCGTGCGCTTCGACACAATCGACACCTACCGCACGACGTTCGCGCCCGGAGCTTTTCGCGGCCTCGAAGGTCGCACCGTGCCGATGCTCTGGGCACATGATCCCTCGAACGTCATCGGCTCATGGTCGTCTTTCCAAGTTCGCGACGGTGGTCTTTCCGCGAAGGGCAAACTCAATCTGGAAGTTGCCAAGGCCAAAGAAGTACGGGCGATGCTGAAGGCTGGCGACATATCTGGCCTATCCGTTGGTTTCCGCACAGTGAAAGACGAGCGAGCCGCCAACGGCGTCCGCCGCATCACCGAAGCACAACTCTACGAGCTGTCAATCGTGGCATTCCCGTCTGTCCCCGGCAGCGGCGTTACGAAAGTTCGTTTTTCCAACAACCCCGGCAAGGAGGCGGCAGCGGCTTTCGTTGCAGCGTGCCAAGCGGCCACAATCTCCCTGAAAGGTTGATACACATGAACATGCACATCCCGCATGGCCTCGAAACGCGCCAGCAGAATGACGACCCGCTGGCCGCTGCCACCGCCGCCGTCGAAGAACTGCGCGCCGCTGCCGAACAGCGCCACACAGCACACCAGACGGAAGTCCGTACGCTGACCGAACGACTCGCCCAGCTTGAAACCCGCGCAAATCGTCCTGGCACCCAGCAGGAACAGCGGGACGAACAGGCAGCCGCCGAACATCGCGGCTTTGGCACCTATCTGCGCATGGGCACTGCCACTCCGGCTGAAGAGCTTCGTGCGCTCACTGTTTCCAGCGATCCGCAAGGTGGCTATTTGGCTCCGGCTGAGATGGCGACCGAGTTCGTCCGTGACCTCACCCAGATTTCTGCGGTCCGGTCCGTCGCGTCCGTCCGCCAGACCAGCGCGCCCAGCGTCCTCTATCCGAAGCGCACCGCAATCACGAATGCAAAGTGGAAGGGCGAAACGCAGTCTTCCGAAGCATCTGAGCCGAGCTTCGGCCAAGCTGAAATCGTCGTGAAGGAGATCAACACCTACGTTGATATCTCCAATCAGCTCCTTGCTGACAGTGCAGGACAGGCCGAAGCCGAAGTGCGCCTCGCACTCGCGGAAGATTTCGGCCAGAAGGAAGGCAAAGCTTTTGTATCGGGCAACGGCCAGCTTGAGCCGGAAGGCTTGCTCACCAACGTGGAAATTACGACCCGCTTGAACGGCCACGCAACGAACCTGTCTGCCGACGCCCTGATTACCGCGCTCTACTCGCTTCCCGCCGCTTATCGCAATGCAGCGACATGGGCCATGAACGGCACGACCGCAGGTCTTTTGCGGACGCTGAAGGACGGAAACGGCAACTACATCTGGCAACCGGCACTTCAGGCTGGCGCGCCTGAAACGCTGCTGGGCCGCCCGATTGTCGATTTGCCGGACATGCCAGATGTTGCGGCCAACTCATTCCCGATCATCATCGGAGATTTTTCCGGTTATCGCATCGTGGATCGGGTCGGCCTTTCCGTCCTCGTCAATCCCTACGTCTTGGCGACCAACGGCCTGACCCGCATTCACGCCACGCGCCGTGTCGGCGGGGGTGTTCTTCAGGCTGCGAAGTTCCGCAAGCTGAAGATGGCAACATCGTAAGGAGGCGAACATGGCTTTTACAGGCTTTCACGTCTTTTGCGCATTTGCTGGCGGGACCGGGGAAAACGGCCCACGGGCCGCCGCTTTGCTCCAGCGCATGCAGTGGTCGGAAACCCTCTCGGCACCGGGAGCGACCACCAACGCTGCCCCGAAGGGACGGCAACCCTATGGCGATCCGATTTTCTACCTTCGTTCCTCACAGGATGCGTGGGTAGCTATCGGCCCGACCCCTGACGCCAGCAATGGCCCCCGCATGCTTCTCGCAGCCAACACAGACTTCGGCCTCTATGTGGACCCCGGCGACAAGCTCGCTTGGCTTCCGGCTTGATTGAAAGGAAATTCCAATGCGCGACATCGCAAACAACATCTCGCCGGTCACTTCCATCGCTCCGGCTGTTCTGACAGCCACCGCGAGCGGCGCGGCTGTTGATCTCCTTGGCTTCAACGCAGCCGCAGTCGTCATCTCGACGGGCGCCATTGCTGGGTCCGGCAACTTCACACCGAAGCTTCAAGAAAGCGACGACGGCACCACGTTCACCGACGTGGCCGCTTCCGACCTCATCGGCACGCTTCCCGCCGTGCTTGCAGCTTCGGCCACAGCCAAGGCCGGTTACAAGGGCTTCAAGCGCTTTGTCCGCCCGGTCCTCACCCTCAATAGCGGCACGTCTATTGCGGCTTCCGCCGTCATCGTTCGCGGCGAAGCGGCCAAGAAGCCGACTGCCTAACCCTGAAAGGATAATCTCATGGGTATCGTTACCGCAGCCGGTGCGAAAGTCAGCATTGGCTCTACATCCCCCTACACCACCGCCACCGCCTATGCAGGCGATACGTGGGTCGCGATTGCCAACATCGAAGACGTTGGTGAAGCTGGTTCTGAAGCCGAGATCGTCGTCGGCAAGTACGTTGACCAGACCTATGTCCGCAAGTTCAAGGGCAGCCGTGATAACGGCAATATGGAACTGGTCATTGGTCGCGACAGTGGCGATGCTGGCTATCAGGCGCTCGTTGCTGCTGAACAGACGGCGTTCGCTTACAACTTCTGTGTCGAGCTGAACGACAAGCCAGCGACCGGCGCAAGCCCGAAGAACAGCAAGTTCTATTTCAGCGCCATTGTCGCCAGCCGCAAGAATAACTTCGGTGATGCCGACAACATCGTGAAGACGACGTTCACTCTGGCCATCTCCGGCGCGATTATCGAAGTCGCGGCGTCGGCCACGTAAGCGGAGAACGCGACATGAAACTGGCGGAAGACATCCTCATCGTGTTGGCAGGCGAAACCGTTGAACTTCGGCCCAGCCTTCGCCATGCCATCCGGCTCGAACGCCGCGACGGTGGCTTCCGCCAGCTTTTCCGCGAAATCAGCGAAGGCAGCCTGAGCGCTGCCATCGCCATCGTTGACCCGCATTATGACGGCGACATGATTGAACATCGCATCATGGACAGCATGACCGAAATCAGGTCCGCACTTATCGCCTATGTGCTGGCCTGCGCAGGCATCGACCCGGATAAGCCCAGCGAAGAAAAGCCAGCTCCCGACGCTGCCAAGAAGCAGCCGGACGCACGTCCTTACAGTGTCTATCTAGCCGATCTCTACAAATTCGGCACGGGATGGCTGGGCTGGACACCAGACCAGACGCTGGACGCTACGCCCGCCGAAATCACACTGGCCTTTGACGGACACGTTGAAAAGCTGAAGGCGATCCACGGCAAGAGCGAACCGCAAAAGGGTAAGGACACCCGTCCGATTGAAGAGAAATTCAGGTTGATTTTCACCGACCTCGGAACCCAGAAAGAGGGGGCAGAAGCATGACTAAAGGTCGTGGCAAGAGGACGGAAAAAGAAGTCGAACTTATCGACAGTTGGCGCGAGATCGTGCGCGACCTCATCACCGAAACCGGCAATAGCCAGCTAAAAACGGCATGTGGTGCCAATATTTCACTGCGGACTCTATCCGACTTCCTTAACGGAGATACCTGCCTTTCGCTTGCCAAACTCGAACAGCTTCTGGACTTCTTTGGTTACGATCTGGAAGCCGTAAAACGCATCCCAAGCGAGCCATATATCCGCAAGCGGACCCGCCCCGTTGCAACGCGTTGCACCGGAAGAGCTGGAGCGATGTGATGCCCAGAAGCGCTCCCTCTCTTCGCTATTGCGGTTGTGTCGTCGCCAGCGGCCAGCGCTGCGAACATATGATTGTTCGCGACCGAGAGCGGAAAGCACGCTTCGACGCTGAGCGTCCTTCTGCCCGCGAACGTGGCTACACCTCAAAGTGGGACAAAGAGCGCGCCGCCTACCTCGCGACAAATACCGCCTGTGTCCGATGCGGTGCACCCGCAACCGTCGTCAATCACAAGACCCCTCACAAAGGCGACAAGCGGCTTTTCTGGTCACGTTCCAACTGGGAGGCAGTTTGCGCGCCCTGCCATAACGGCGCAATCCAATCGCAGGAAAGACGGGAGAGACGATAATGGCTAGACCAGCACTTCTTCTTTGGCATGGCGGCAAGGTCATGACGGTTGCCGAAATCTCGCGTGCTCTTGGCGTCACGCCCAGCGCCGTCTATGCGCGCCGTCGCGGTGACACCGTCCCAACAAACGCCGAGCTTTCCGCCGAACGTACCGCTTACCTAAAGGATCATCACCCGCACGCCACGTACTTCGAGTTCGAAGGAAAGCGCATGTCGCTGCTGGCATGGTCTCGACACCTTGGCATCAACTACTCGACCCTCCGCTGGTCACTTCGTCACGGGAAAAGCTTCGAGCAGTTGGCGAGTGTCGTGCGATGAGGTTAATCCAGAACGCACAAAAATTCATCTGCGAGATCACGCCGCCGCAGATCAATCATCGCGTGTTCCTTCAGATCGATTGGTTGCCAGATCAGCGAACCGGTCGTGGTGCAAAACGCTCTCGGGACTACATAGGAACCATCTTGCGCGTAAGGCGTGGGCTCTACCGTACCATCACACCCAATCTTTCCCAACAAGACATTCGGCAGTTCCCTGAACCTTTTCTTATGAGCGTCCGCTCCTTCAATCTCGGCTTTTGCGACGGGAATGCGCGCCAGTGCAAGCCGTTTCTTCAGTATTCCTGCCGAGCCAGCGGGATCACGAGAGGCCATACCACGGATGATTTCATAGGCTGCCAAGAGCCAGCTTTCGGACAGCATTACGAGCATGTTCCCGACAAATCCATCGTCTTCCTCATTTTTCATGATGGCAAGGTAGTCTGCCTCGATCTGTCTAAGCATGAGGTCGAGCTGAGAGACCGACAGCATCGGCGAAAGATAAGCCGCTCCGAACTGAGACGACACCTTTGTCGTGAGTGTCCGCCACATCCCGGCTTCGGATGGAAAGCTTTTTTTGCTCAGAACGAAAATGCTCTCAAGAACCCTAGCTGCGCTCATATCACCTCCGCTCACGAAGCTCGAACGCTGCCATACTCAGGGGGGTGGGGTCAAACTTTCATACACCCATCGGGACCGGCGGACGGGGGCACGCGCACGATTTGCAATCAACAAAGCTGAGAGGCTGACCCATGGCCATCATTTCCATTGAAGACATCAAGGCTCATTTGAACATCGTCGGCGCGGACGATGACGCGCTGTTGTCCGGCAAAGTCGCAGCGGCGGAGGCATGGATTGCAAAATTCATCGGCCACGAACTGGACGATGCGGAAGCCTATCCAACCGGAACGCCGGAGCCATTGAAAGAAGCCGTCCGCCAGCTCGTCGGGCATTTCTATGAGAACCGCGAAGCCTCCCTCGTCGGCGTCAGCGCTGAAGTCCTGCCCTTTGGCGTCTTCGAACTCGTCGCGCCCTACCGGGAGTACGTGTTTTGAGCAAGCAATCTGAACGCTTGAAGCGCCGCCTCAATGCCATCCCGGCAGCGGTCAAGGACGCAGTGACGCCAGCGCTGTCGAAGTCCGGGGCCGAGTTGGCGGACACCATGCGCCGCCTCGCTCCGGTGAAGACTGGGGCGCTGCGCGACAGCATCACCGTCACACTGCCCGGACAGGCAACACCGCCTTATAGCCAGCCGGGTGGCTCTGCCGTCGCACTGGAAAATCAGGTGCTTGTGACGGCTGGGAACAGTGACGTGCGTTACCCGCATCTGGTCGAATATGGCACCAGCGACACTGCCGCACAGCCGTTTTTCTGGCCCGCCTACCGCCTCAACAAGAAGCGACTGACGACCCGCATTAAGCGGGCCATTCGCAAGGCGGTAAAGGAGGCGACATAATGGAACCGTCCCTCGCTCTTCAAGCTGCTATTCGGTCCCGCCTTGTCGCATCGTCCGCGCTGACCGCGCTGGTCCCGGCTGCGAATGTGCGTGACGCCAACGGCCTACCATCCGTCTTTCCATGCATCTTGATCGGAGAAGGCCAGACCGCGCCGGGCGGCGACATCGCACGCAAGCGTCACAATGCTTTTCTTGACCTGCATATATGGGCAACAGAAAGCGGCCTCGTCGTCGCGAAGCAGATCGCGGGAACCATTCGCGCTGCCCTGATAGACACCCGCTGGGAAGTCGTTGGACTGCATGTCGCGGACCTCCATATGACCGCCTCCCGCTTTCTCCGCGACCCGGACGGTGTTCATTCGCATGGCATCGTTTCGCTGGCCGCAATTGTAAAAGAGGTGGCATGATGCGCGCCGGAAAGCTCGATAAAACCATCACCATTCAACGGCGCGGCGAAGTGGTGGACGAATACGGCACCGTAACGGAAGGCTGGACTTCGCTTGCAACTGTCCGCGCCCAGATCATCAAGCAGACGACAGAAGAGTTTCTTCAGAACGCGGGCACGTCCGAGAAAATCGCCAGCGTATTCCGAGTCCGGCATATGAACGGCCTGACGACAGCCGACCGCGTGGCCTGCGAAGGCAAGACTTTTGACCTCAAAGAGATCAAGGAGCTTGGCCGCCGTGAAGGGCTTGATCTGCGATGCACGGCGACGGGAGGCTGATTTGCAACCCGTTGCACCGAAAATTCGAGTTAGAACGCGCCCGGTGCAACCCGTTGCAACGGTCAACGCTTTCCCCGACATTCCTGACCCGCTGGGCCATGGCCAGCGCGCCGTCGATTTTCTGCGCAACCTCAAGCATCCGAAATCCACCTTGCCCGGCAATGCCTTCCAGCTCGACCCATGGCAGGAGCGCATCGTACGCCAGATTTACGGCCCATGCGATGCGCAGGGCCAGCGCCTTGTCCGCAACGTCGTTATCATGCTTCCACGCGGCAATCGCAAAACGTCGCTGGGCGCTGCGCTCGCTCTCCTTCATACGATGGGACCATTCGCGATGCCGGGCGGCGAAGTCCTGACCGCCGCCGCCGACCGCAAACAAGCGAAGCTTGCCTTTACGGAAGCAGAAAGCATCATCCGAGCCGGTGACGGCACACTATGGCGCAAGGGGCAAGCCTCCCGGCGCTTCGACTCTGCAAATGCCATCAAGGTCCAAGAGTACAAGAACCGCCTGACTTTCCCGAATGGCTCGTTCCTCGAAAGCCTTTCCAATGATGCGGGCACCCAGCATGGTCGTACCCCTGTTTTTGCTCTCGTGGACGAGCTGCACGCATGGAAGAAGCGCGAGCTTTGGGACGTCATCCGTACCGGCCTCGTGAAAGTGCCCGGCTCCCTTTCCGTCGTCATCACCACAGCGGGGCGCGGCCAAGAGAACATTGCCTTCGACGTCATCGACTACGCCCGCAAGGTTGCTGCCGGAAAGATCGATGATCCTGCCACCCTGCCGATTTTGTTCGAGACTGCCGCAGATGCAGATTGGCAGGATGAGAATGTTTGGATTGCCGCAAACCCCGGCCTTGTCCACGGCTACCCGGACATAGGTGGCCTTCGGCAGCTTGCGCGGGAAGCGCTGGAGCGCCCAGCCGACCGGGAAGCCTTCCGGCAGCTCCATCTTAACGTCTGGCTGGGCCATTCATCTGACCCGTTTGTGGAAATGGCAATCTATGATCGCGGCAGCGCGTCGGTCGATCTGGAGGAACTGGAAGACCTTCCTTGCTGGATTGGTGTAGACCTTTCCAGCACCTCAGACTTGACCGCCGTTGTGGCGGCATGGCGTGACGGCAACGGCGGTTTTGCCGTCGTGCCGTGGTTTTTCTGCCCTGAAGACAACCTCGATAAGCGCACCCAGCAAAGCGGCTATCCCTATAATCGTTGGGCCGAAGAAGGCCATATCATCGCCACGCCCGGCAACGTCGTGGATATCCGCATAGTCGAAGATCACATCCGCGAACTCTGCGACCGCTTCGACGTGCGCGAGATCGCTTTCGATCCGCACTACGCGCGCATCACCATGGCGAACCTTGTCGAAGACGGATATCCGGCCATCGAAATGCGGCAAGGCTGGGTGACAATGGGACCGGCCATCCGGGAACTTGAGAAAGCTATTCTGGCCGGAAAATTCCAGCACGGCGGCAATCCCGTGCTTCGCTGGAATTTCGATAACATCGCAATTCAAGACGACGGCAAGGGCAACCGCTCGTTCCACAAGGGCAAGGCCCGCGACAAGATTGACGGGGCCGTGGCCGCCGCGATGGCCGTTGGCCGTGCTGCCATGGGTGAAGATAGCCGCTCCGTCTATGAAAGCGCGGACCGTGCCGCAGGTCTTTTGATTTTTTAAGGATACGCCTATGGCTACCGAAGAAGAACGCCTCGTTATCGCCCTTGAAGCCCGCATCAGGGATTTCGAGCGAAATTTCCAGAAGGCCAACCGGACCGCGAACGACAATTTCACGGCCATGGAACGACGTGCAAAGCAGTCCGCCGACCGCATGGAAAACAGCCTCTCTTCCGTTGGGAAAGGCGTTCAACTCGCCATGACCGGACTAAAAGCGGGGTTGGCGGGACTTGCCGCTGGGGGTGCTCTTGCAGCGCTCGCAGGCATCCAGTCTGCTGTCAAAGACAGCACCCGTTCAATTCTGGAGATGAGCGATAGCGCCAAGATTGCGGGCGTCAGCTTCAAACGTTTTCAGGAACTCAAGTTCGTCGCGGACCAAAACCGGGTTTCCGTCGATGCGCTAACGGACGGCCTCAAAGAGCTTTCATTGCGTGCTGACGAGTTCATCCAGACCGGCAGCGGCTCCGGCGCTGAGGCTTTCCAGCGTCTGGGCTACGATGCGGAAGACCTCGCCAAGAAGCTTGAAGACCCGTCCGCGCTCTTCCTCGAAATCATCGGCAGGCTTGGCCCACTCGACAAGGCCGCACAAATCCGTATTGCTGACGAGATTTTCGGCGGGACCGGCGGCGAAGTTTTCGTGAAGCTCATCGAGCAAGGTGAACAGGGTATCCGCAACACGATCAAGGCGGCCAACGACCTCGGCATCGTCATGGACGATGAACTCGTCGCGAAGGCGGATGAGGTAAACCGCAAATTTGATGCACTGACAACGACAATCGGCACGAACCTGAAAGCTGCTATCGTGGATGCCGTGGGGGCGCTGTCTGATTTCATCGACCGCTACCGCAATTTCACCGACCAGAAAAACACCACCCTGCAAAGCCGACAGGCTGAGCTTGGCATGAAGAGGCTGGAACTCGAAAATCAAAGCCTCGCGCTGGGCGACCGGCAGGACCGCAACGCGGTGCGTGCTCGTGCCGTCATCGAAAACGAACTAACGAAGATAGCCGCTGAAGAAGCTCAGATCGTCAATGAATTGAACAAGCGCGTGAAGGCTATCGCGCCGACAAGCAACTGGACGCCACCCACGGCACCGGCTGGCGGCTTCGGTGCGGTAAAGTCTGGCGGCAAAGCCGATCTTCTTCAGTTCCTCGCACCCGGCAAGGATGCTGCGCACGTCACCGGCATGAACTCGGCCTTCCGCAGCAATCTCGAAAAGATGTTTGCCGCTATTCCGAAAGAACTGGCCGGACAGATCAGCATCAATTCCGGCTGGCGCTCGGTAGAGCGGCAACAGCAGATTTGGCAGGCCGCGCTAGAAAAATACGGCAGCGTCGCGGAAGCGCGCAAGTGGGCCGCGCCGCCCGGCAAGAGCCAGCATAATGACGGTGAAGCCGCCGACCTTGGTTACAAGTCCGATGCGGCCCGGCAGTGGGCACAAGCCAATGCCTCAAAATTTGGTCTCACGTTCCCACTGGCAAATGAGAATTGGCACATCGAAGACCAGAACGCCCGTGGCAAGATGGCCGCCGACAGGACGAAGGAGCTTGAACAGCTCGGCAACGCCTATGACAACATCATCTCGCAGGGGAAGATGTTCGCCTCATCACAGCAGTTGGACGCCCAGTCTCTGGGCATGACGACACAGGCGGCAGCGGCACTCCGCTATGAACAGGAAATGCTCAATGAAGCCCAGCGAGCGGGCATCGCTTTAAGTCCCCAGCAGCGAGCTGAAATCGCCCAGCTTGCGCAGGGAATGGCCGCAGCCGAAGAGGCAACAAACCGCCTTGCTAAATCTCAGGAAGACGCCAAGGAGACCGCAAACTTCTTCGCGCAGGGCGTCAGCGATGCTTTGACTGGTCTCATTATGGGAACGCAGACAGCCGAACAAGCGTTGCAAGGCCTTCTCGCGATGTTGGCGAAGGCAGCGCTTCAGGCGGCCTTTCTGGGCGAAGGCCCGCTTGCCAACATCTTTGGCATGTCCGGCTCTGGCGGTCTTATCGGCGGCTTGTTTTCTGGCCTTCTCGGGGCAAAAGACGGCGGCGAAATTCAGACCTTCGCAAGCGGTGGCCGCGTTCGTGGGCCGGGTGGTTCTCGCGAAGACAAGGTGCCTGCGTGGCTCTCTGACGGCGAACACGTCATCAACGCGAAGGATGCCTCGAAAAATCGCTCAATATTAGAGGCCATCAATTCCGGCCAGACGCCCGCGTTGCCTTCGATCAACGTCGGTAGCCTTGGCACCTCGACCGCCAAGGCCGGAGATATCAACTTCGGCAACATAAGTGTGAACGTCTCGACGCAAGGCTCTTCCGGCAATGCGGCGATGGACGATCAGAACGCGAAGAAAATAGGCAAGCAAGTGTCTGAAAGCGTACGGCAGGAAATGGCGAGCTTCCTAAACGATCAGATGCGCCCCGGCGGGATGCTTTGGGGACGCTAATCGAAAGTCTATCATTTAAGCTTAATTTGATCGGCCATTCGTTCGATTTTGCTTACCTTTGAGCGATCATAAAGAATGATATCTTTCCCAGCCTTGAGCAGCACGCCACTTGCCGACGTGCGCAACAGAATTACATTCACGTAGCTCTTGTCAGTTGCGGTTATCGAATATCGGGCATTAGACGAATTGAGATCGACAATGGCTTCCCACTTCCCGGTATTGATCAGGGCAGTGTAGACGCTAAGCATAGCCGCTACGCCGACAAACGGATTGATTTTCCCATAATCTTCGTACTGCTGTAGAGTCCAAATAACGACATAAAGAGCCGCGAGATAAGACAATTCCAAGGTGATAAAAAAGTTTTCACCCTCAAATACAAAGCCAGAGACAATAAGCGCGAAATAAAAAGTCCACAAAGCGACCGTCTTCATCCAAGGTCGGCTTAGTCTCTTTATTCCATGAATTGGGCGCGTGACCCGCACAATTTTATCTTCGTGGTCTATCACCAAAGAAACGAGCCAGAATAGGGTATATACTATGTAGCACGCCCCCACCACGAAAGGGGTGGCCCGTATCGCACCCATTACCAAATCTGTTTCGATAAAAAACCCAAGATATTCCGGGGCGATAATTCTAAAATAGCCTATTGTTCGAACTACATAGGTTATGAATGCACAACCCATGACTAATCCGAACAGAGAGACGACTTTCGCTACAGGTATATCGTTGAACATAAACAGCCCCAGACAACTTGTAGTTTATAGCAAATATATTGCTCACCCGCATTGCCGCGACAGCTATTTCCACAACAATAGTGTCCGCGACCGACATCGCTATGTAACGAGATCGCTGTAACTCACCTTTGCCATCCAGCGCGCCAAGGTCGATGGTCTCGTTCCCTGACCATAACGCTCCTCGACGCCACCAGAACGCGCCCAGCCCCCGAGCGCACGGGTCGCGTCAATCGGCACGCCCGCCTCACGCAGCGCATCGCGGAAGCCGTGGCGGAACGAGTGGAACGACACGCCGCGCTCATCAATTTTTAGAGTGGATTTCAGCAAATAGGAAAAACGCTTCTGGAACAAGTCCGACAACTCGGCTTGCGTCTCCCCTTGCAGATCGGGGAACAGGCGCGACACTTTCCGCTCCTTCATTTTTGCAACATGTTGCAACAACCCCAGCCGCACAAGTTCGGGATGCACTGGAATGACGCGTTCAGCACCCGGCGTTTTCAAGCTCGTGTCTTCTGTCTTGCGCAGAATGAAGCAGTCAACACCATCGCGGACTGCGATTTGGTCCGTCGTAAGCGATACGATTTCCCCAAGTCGCATACCGGAAAAAATAGCAATGATTGGCACCCAGTAACGGCCTGACAGGCTCTTGTCTTTCGACCATTTGGGCAGCGCCGAAACAATCTTGTTCATTTCTTCGATTGTGAACGGACGGCGGGACACGTCAGCCGCGCCTTTTGCGGGAGCCATCTTTGTGGCTGGGTTGATCGTAACCAGACCCTTTTTAATCGCCCAATTAAAGAAGGCGCTCATGGTGTGCGTATAGACGCGCACCGTCCCTTGCGACATCAGTCTGTCGCCTCGCTGCGCAGCGAGTTCGACAACGGCTCGCATGGTTTTCAGCTTCGCATAGGGTTTGAGCTTGGATACGTTCGCAGGTAGTCCCGCAATCACTTCCTGAGCCTCTGCGCACTCTGCACGAGTGATGGCAGCAAGCGCCCTGCCCTCGCCAATTACTTCTTTCATCACTCGGAACGTCATGACGTATTTGGCGTCGGCGGTGTCTCCCAGATGCGCACGAGTGGGGTCCGTCTCAAATCGCTTGATTGCTTCGCCCAGCGTGCAACCCGTTGCAACGGAAGGCGGTGGAGAGACCGAGCTAATGCCAGCGAATAGCGGATCATGCTCTTTGTCGCCATGGTCGCCATTTGCTCGATCAAGGACACGTTCCAGATGCTCAATGCCAGCGCGCCGAACAAGCCCAAGGAGCTTTGTAAGATCAGGTGATGCTTCAAAATGCTGCATCGGATCGCCAAACTTGCGACCGGTGGGCAAGACGATATTCAAACCGTTGTCCTGAATGATCGCTTTTGCCCGTGCTAGCAGCGAAGCTTCGGTGGAAGGGTTGCGTGCTTGTAGACCGCCGATCTCAGCTTCGATGCTTTCCCGCGCCTCCTCGCTCACAAGAGGCGGTGCGCTCCGCTCGCTTTTCCAGAAGTCCTGCAAGACAACACGCTGTAACTCGCCGTCAGTGACAGTATTTTTGGTACTGATTTGCTCGCCGCGCTTCAGCGCTTCGCGGTGGCCGCGCCACTCCCTATCAAGATCGGCGGTAACGCGCCTCGCTCTTTCCGCCGCCTCTTTTCTGTTTCCAGTACCGAGCGCTTTTACGATCTCTTTTCTGCCGAGCGCTTCGACCAGATCAACCGGCACTTTACGACGGAGGCTGTAAGTGCCTCCTCGCTGTATCAAGCCCGTGACTTTTTCCAC